ATCATAAGCACATTTCAAAAAATGCGCTTCCCCACCTGTTATTTCTCCGGTTGCAACATAATAATTACCATCATATCCTAAATTAATCGCATGGATATGCCTTGCAACAAGCGGATTACCTGCATCACCAAGTAAATTACCCGTTGTTCCCCCATCTGTCGTGCCATCATCTCTATAATTTGTATTCTGGCCAAATACATAAAATATTTTCCATGTAACACCGTCCAATGAATAATACAACTGAACAGGAGATGCTCCACCAACAGAGTTTGTGTAATTACCTAATACACATACTCCATTATTTTCTATAAAACCACCCATGAAATCCCAATAACTACCGGGATAACTTGCATTAACAGGATTATGATAAACATACGCATCACCATTTCCATCCAAAACAGTACAGGCATGTATTGTTCCACAATTATCATCAGAATAATAAATTTTATTTATTCCAAATAAAACAATTCTACCACTTGCAAGGATACGTCCCTTCGATACAGTTAATATTCCTGTACAATTAATACCAGCACTATATGTTTCACCATTATCAGCACTGTATTTTACAGTTGTATTAACTAAAGCAATCCTTTTATCACCCACCGAATGCAACAACTGATACGCATTATTTAATGGAGCATCCAAGCTCCTTACATACATCCAAACATCACTTGTACTTTTCTTTTTAAAAGGATAAGTTATTCCTAACCCATAATCAAATAACATTTTTACTTCCGAAGCTGTTAATGCTCTATTATATAAAGCCACTTCATCAATTACGCCACCAAAATCAACCGCAGTACCAAAAGCACCTGCATTATATCTATTACCTAAAGTAAACCGTGTTAATGCCTCAGCAGCACATGATACTTCACTAACATATGAAACTCCATTAACATACAATTTCACCTTTCCTGATGCGCCAATAACAGAAGTAACAACAACAATATGAAATAAATTCACTTTATCTGGAAAAATATCTGACCAAGTACCTAAAATACTACCTCCAATACTCATCAACTTCAATTGTCCCGTATCAAATACGATTAAACCTCCATAATCCGTTGTCCCATAACAATAAATCATTGAATAACCAGAAACTATAGTTTTACGTTGAACCCAAAATGAAACACTATTAACCGTTACACCAGGAATCAAACCAAAACTTACATAATTACCAGTACCTCTCGTAAAATCATAACCATTGTTTATTTTACCTGCAACACCTTGTGTAACAGCATAAGGTGTTCCATCATGTCCTAATGGAATAATACTATCCAAAGCATTACCGGAAACTTCATCAAGTTTCCAATAACCGATTAATCCATTTTTTAGTGGCGTCCAGGTACCACTACCCGAAGAACCAACTGCTAAACCTCCTATTCTAATTCTTATTCCCATTATGCAGATTTATTTAATTTTTTTAAGATCCATGATTCTCTAAGATGTTGCTAAGGATTATAAGAGTCAATAAAGTATTGCTCCGTCTTCAGTAAATCTTCTTTCTCACATCCTAATAAAATAGATAATTGTAAATCGACTTCTCCATACTTATCATAATGTCTTTGAAGTTTTTTAGAATGATGTTTATTATTTCGTAAATCTTTTAAATGACATCTCCATCTGTCATTTATATCAACGGCACTTCCTATATATATCCTTTCAGATTTTATTTTGGATTGAATACGATATATGCCGCTGATTCTCATGGTATAAAGATATGTAAAATAATACCCTAAACACCATACCCAACATAAATATTTTGCGCAGTCGTACCGGATGAAAATATCTTACGACATATCACCGGGTCAACAAAGATTGCCGAAGCATCAACAGTCTTAGTGATTGCTTCTGCATCTGACTTGTTCCCAATCGGACAATACTTAATATTCCCCCCTGCTCCACTACGGACGAAAAACCCATTCTCATCCGTAAAATTAACAGAAGCAACACTCACTGCTACTTCTCTTGTTATATTCCCCATACTTGTATTCATATCATTTTATTTTAAAGTTATTCGCCCACAACCGTGAACGGACGATTATCACTACATCTTGACCCGCATCTACATATATGATCACCCCAAAGAGGGTATGATAAATAATTCCTTTTTAAATATGTCATCACCTCGCATTTAATTGCATCAGCTGTTAGTCTTGCTTCTGTCTCAAGTCGTTGTATCTGCTTATCAGATGCAGGGGTTGAAAGATCACTATCCTTTAAAACTATCCCTGCAGCCGTGTAATTAAATGAAGTGCGATTCGTGAAACGTGCGAAAGCATAATAAATTATTGCTGCCTTAAGTCCCTGGAAATGATAATCATGTGAAAGATAAGTATAAATTCCTCCGTCCAAAAGTTTCTGATTAAGTACCGAAATTGTTGTAGGTAAAGTTGATGCCTGAGCGATTATTTCATTTAATAAAGGATCACTAAGCCAGATTTTAACATCAAGCATTTCAGCCTCAGATACAAATTGTGGCCAGGATGTGGAATTTTTGACACTATCATTTATATATTTATATTGATCTAAATCCGCCTTCGTGACTAAACTTATCATATTGTCGGTGTTACGGTGGTTATATAGGTCAATGACTTAATAGAAAAATCCGTGAACTGAGTCATATAAAACTCAAGTAAATCCCGGAAAACGGTCTCAAGCATCCTTCGTTCATTTGAGGTTACGGAGTTCATGAAGAAATAAGCATTATTCATTAGATCAGCTCCAAAACCTGCACCGATATCTACACCTCGTAAAATAGGTGGAATCATAAACATCTTTCCGATATTTTCCTGAGTAGATTTTTCAGTATAGTCATATTCCTTGTCAAGATTTTTGGCATCAAATGGAATGAGTACAGGCACTTCCTCGTCTGCATCAACATCAACAACCCATATCTTTGAAGTATTAATATCGCCCTGCATCCGGGTAACATCTATCCGACTTTGTTCCTGTTCCTGATTATAAGGATTATGCGAATCAATTGTGCCATCCGGCAAAGTTCTTGGTTTAATTCCTTTACGAACAAGTATCCCGGCAGGGAGAAAGTTATATTTTGCGTTACGGTGTTTTATTGTTGAGCAGCTTTCTTCAGTCAACATATCTGTAATGATAGGATCGAAAGGACTTATCGGGTATTCAAAATCTCCATCGGCAGTGAAATAAAAAACCTGGCCAAGATAATTTTCAGGACCGCCGGCATCAGTCATCTCAGCAATTACTTTTGTAGGATCAAAGTGATTAAAGGTTTTAACATCCCTCATATTAAATACTTTCCCTGTGAGATTTGTCCAGTCAGGGTGAACAGCGATCCTGCCAGTATAACTCCCATTAGATTCTATCTCAATACGGCAATGTTCAAAAGGGATGTTATAGTATTCAAAAGGAAGTCCCATCCCATTATATTTAACAAGACAGGCAAAGCCATTGAAATTTTTAAGATCCTTTGCAAATTTTCTCAGTAGTGAGTTTGCACGTTCGCCCTGTGCATTAAAAACTGTTTCAGCGAGTGATTGATCAGTAAACCCTGCACCCTCGACAAACTTAACGTAAATATCCATACAGGTTCGCCCCGTACCGGAACTATTTACGATCTCCAATACTTTCTGAGGATAGTCATTATGCTCACCGTACCCCTTAATCCTTTTTGAAGTAATGTATATGTTCCGCTCAACTCGTGATGCTGTTTTAGTAGCGGATACTCTCATTATTTCTTATGTTTAAAAGTTTTCTTGACTATCTTTGGGGGCTCGATTTTAACCGGAGGTTCTATTCCTGAAACTGAATTTAACACATCAGCAATTAACTTTGTATTAGTTTCCGGTTCAACTTTAACTTCTTTTTTAACCGGAGGTATAATCTTTATTGCAGGAGGAATAACTACATTTGTCGGAGTGCGATCAAAATAAATTATCTTTTCAGGATAATTTTCCAGATACCATTTCCCAAGTTCATCAGTCAATGTGTCATTCGTGCAAGTCTTCGATGCATCACCGAAAGCCTGTAATAGAACTCCTTTTTTTAATTGATAGTTTGGCGTTGCCATTTTTTTACTATTTATAATTTTAAATAATGCTTCAATATAACAGGTATGGCATGAAATTTTTATGCTCTCGCCTGTGAGTAATTTATAAGCCTCTCTGATCTTTGCCTTTCGTTTTGAGGTCCTGAATGACTTGTAATTTATAAAGTCCCTCGAAAACAATTGTATTTCATCTACAAGTGTCATGTTTATAAAGAAAAAAATGCGGATTTTTGAGATACATGGATATATTGTCTATTATGTTAATCCGCACTTATCTATAGGCAGCATGGAGCAACCAAAGAAGCCAGAGCAATCCTTGTATCAGCTATTGTTCCACCGACAAAATATGTAAGTGGCATATAACTTTCTTTCAGTTTGTCTGAACATCCTGCTGTCAAAAGCCATCCTCCAAGAAGTTCATCGGAATTAGCATCTCTTTCAGCTGCGTTCAGTTCAAGTCCAAAGTCCCAACCAAGAATCTCAAAGACTGTTCTCCCCGCACCAAGTACGGTATCAGGTTTGTTATAGTTGTTTTCAATAATCACAACAAACCGGCTGTCTTTTGCGTTTTCAATCCATAATTTATCTTCCGGTGTATTGTCAAAAATCCTGAAAACAAAACCATGATCCCACACTTTCTGATAAGTTTTTTTGACCATTGTAGTTTTATGCTCATTTGAAAAATTATATCCCGTGACACAATAAGCATAACATGGCGGAGAGACAGTCTTTAACACAAGTTGTGTGCAAAGCAGTTGATTAGTTGGATCAAACGTGCTTAAGTCTTTATCAATACAATCAAGATTGATAAAGTAAGCGATATCCTTAATACCGGGAACGAGATTCTCACAGTTCTTAAGAATACAATCCACTATTTGATTACATCCTATTGTCATAGTTGTCAGTTATTATCTTCCAACCATTAACAATCTGTCGTCAATAATTTTGGCATCGAAAGCATCAACTGCTTCGATCCTGTTATAACGACTTCTTGGATCATAGAAGGAATTTATGTTATCAAACAATCCTGTGCAGGCCATTCCGATATTCAGGTTTGAAACAGTTGTATAAACAACCCTGTGAGGGTCATTCCATTTCGTGCCGTTATTTTCATAAGCTCTTATCCATTGATCCCAAAGTGGAATCGAAACAATTCTAATACCGTCCCATGTGGCAAACTCAAGACCGTTAATCATCAGTTTATAATCCTGAAAAGCTGTTCCAAGAGCCTGAAGTTGTCTACGAAGACGGTCCATTACTGAACGAGTTACAAGAAGTATCCTGTCGGGTTGTGCTGCAAGTTCAGATATACCGGCATCAATAAGAGTGTTTACAGCGTTGTAGGTCAAAAGTGGGGTAGCAACTGACTGCTGAAGTGCGAAGGTCGCCTCCGTGTTACCCGGCATAGCCTGTAATTGAAGTGGATTGGCTGCATAAATGGTTGCGAATTGCTTCCAGAAACCGTTAATCACATTGAAGAAATTAACATCAACTCCGGGAGTGATAACTCCAAGCGGGAAGTTTCGAGCTGCTGTATCTCCGAACCAGGCATTTCTCAAGACCATCTTTGCAATATCTTTTGAAAGAATATTCTGAATGAATGCGAATATCTCTGTTTTGGTCAAATCATAAGGATTGGCACAGCTAATATACAATCTCATCAGGGATGATTCGATCTCATCAATACACATATCGATGATCACTTCAAGATACTTAGGTTCCCATGTCTTTTCAATGGCTATATCTTCATAACACTGAGCGGTAGGATCGCAACTCTGGGCCGCTTTCCCTACCAAGCCGAATGTTCCAG